GGATTGGAAAATCCAAACAATCTAGCTATGGATGATATTGCAGAAGCTCCAATCTCAGTAGCCTTTGCAAAAGGTCCTATAACCGGTACTTTTGTAAGCTTAGACGCCACATTGGCCACAATGGCTGAAGGTCTAGAAACTGGACCGTTACCATATTCATCCTTAGATTGTAAACTCAACATGGCAGTAGGTGCACTAAGAACAGGATCTTCACACCAAGCAAATACTTGTACTGTGACTCCAGTAGATGTAGCACCATTAGCAGAAGTCAAATTTACATATGATAGCAAATCTAATCTACCCATATCCACAAATTCCGATGCAGTGGTGATATCCAACCAATCTTTATAATAAAAGAACGGTAATTCCATCTCACCCCCTGAATTGTGTTGTGGATACAACCAAATATGGGGTTGTTGCGATAGTTGGATTCGAGCTGTTGAATCAGGTGTAAAATCATTGGTAAAACTTACAAGAGGTCTATAAGCTGCGATAGCACATCCATAATAAAATGGAGATGCATTAATAATTAATTTAATTTTAAGATTACCCCTAAAATAGGCATAATTATCAATCTTCTTACGTACCTGTGCATTTGACAACCAAGCTGACCATACATTGATAGATCGCGAATAGGTAGTACCAACTGCCCATGTGCTTGAATCTATTAAAACAGGTCTGGCCAAGAAATTAGCCAACTCAGTATTTTCAGTTTTATACACATCACGAGTGTCGTCAACAAAGGTTGACATTGCAACTTCCTCTCCTAACATTTCATCCTGAAAACCAACAACTTCATGTACTTCCGTTGTAGGTGGTGCTTGCGCATCCTCTAATTGTAAAGACTGAACATTGGCATGTTGGAATAATGGTTGGGGAGGATAGTAATCCATTTCCATCTCTATGATCTGTCTTTCAAGATCATTAATTCTATTTTCCAATTCTAGTAATTTGTTAGCTATAATAACTTCTAAATTACTAGGTGGATGGATCTCTTCTGGCTGAGACCGTGCCTTTTTACTAAATGAAAATTGTCTAGCAGGTTATATTTGAAACGTGGGTTTAAACCTATTAAGCCACGAGTTTGATACTACTTGTGCTCCAGCCGCACACATCTCTAAATAGAGATTTTGGGGATCGCCCTGGCAAGATTACTCTATATATCCATTCTCACTACTGATAAGTATCAATCTTCATAGTGCAGTAACTATATATAGAGGGCCTTCTCGGTTTAGACTTAGAAGGGCCTATAAGTCTTTACATGTTCTGAGACATGTTCTGATGAACGCCAAAAGCGCTCTTTGAGATCTTCCCATGTTTGAAATGTATTATCCATAACATAATGATGAAGATCTGGTACTTCTTGAACTATTTCCTTAAACATCTGTAATTTAGCATTGTAAGTGTCCTTTCCATAGTAGAAATATTCATTTAAAGCACTCTGAATAACAGCAATAGCATGCTGATATTCATTGATAGCTTTAGATTGAACACCAATGGTTAACATTTTCTCAATAGAACTATGGTCCAAAGGTGCCATCATTGCTCCAACATCTTCATCCCATACCCATTCTCTTTTCAAGAATGAACATTCAGAGATGTTGATGTACGGAACAGAAGCAGACTCTTTATCAGCCATTGTATATGTAATGTTATTAGAAGCTAAAACATTCATTATAGCAGTATGGTTGAAGAATTCTGCTTCCTTGCTAACTCCCATGATATTATCATCGCCATATGTCATTAGACTTACATGATCTTGAAATTTACTAGCATTACCATCAGGTGATAATATAGCATAACAATATCTCATGTACAGAGAATTGACAAGACTATTAATGATAACAGTTAAAGGATGACCCGATGGATTTGATCCATAAAATTGAATCAAATCACCATCAAAGTCCACTAAAGGGAAGGCGGTATCTTCTGCAATGCAATCAATTACTCGAAGTTGCTCTTCAGTATATCCTGCTGCTGCACATACATTTTTGATAATATTAAATGCTTCAAGGATGACCATTGAAGACATACTTTTATCAAAAGCAGCATAATCACCTGCGACCATTCTATCTTTACCATGTTGAGTTAGATACATATAGATCTCTTGCCATTCTAATGAAGTAGCATTCGTACCTGGTGCTGCTTCAAAGATAAATCTATTCCGCTGCAACACTCGTACAAATGGTAAAAGGTATTTACGTACTACAACAGCCCATGGTCCATGACAACCTGTAAAGTTACGAACCTTGCCTATAGCTGCTTTTGCAAATTTAATAGGTTCATCCTTTAGATGATTTTTGTAGGGTGGCATTACTGTTCGACCTTTAAGATAACTTGTCTCTATCTCATTTACTCTTTCCATAATTTCTGGTGTGAATGTTATATCATCCGTGCCATCATTTAATGGAACAACAAAATGTGACTTTGATTTGTTATACGGTGCTCCCATTGATGTTGATCTCTTCATACCATCTACATATTGCACACCAGG